GGTGGCACCAACTTGAAGGGTCTCCTCGACGTTCCTGAGCAAAGCCCGCTCCAGGCACGGAAACGTCTCAACCTCGGCGATTGTGCCCGGCTGGAAGCTAATCTGCCCCAGGGAACTCTTCTCTTCGACGGAACGTGAGGCGGTGACGTAGCTGTCCCGCACGTCCCGACGCATCCGCCAGTTTCGGGCCAGTTCCTTGCAGGCGTCACGTGCGGCGGGAGGGGTGGCGACCTTCAGCGAGGACAACGAGTCGGGCAACATGTCGCCTAGACCCACCACAAGGTCTGTCAGCAGAACGTGGCGAGCCAAGCGGTCCCGCATCTCTGGCAGAGGGAGACTGTCCGGGAGGTCGATCTCCACGGTCGTTTGCAGAAGGTCGGCAAGTTCGCCTCGGGCGGATTTCTTCTCGATGTCGGCATCGAATCGGCTGCCTGCCACGAAGCCCAGAGCGGCTTCCTGGGGATTCCCGGTGCCGAAGATCAGGGAGAGAACCCCGGAGTCCTTCTTTTCGCCGATCTTGTCAAGGTCGGCGAGGCTCAACTTGCCAGCGTCCACCTGCTTCTCGATGTCGGCGGCGTTGGCTTCACCACGCAGGGGACGCAGGGCGTTGCGTGCTACTAGGGATAGGCGAGTGTTGCGGTTGGGGGGCTGCTGGCCGGGCTGGACGACGACGCCCGCTGTGTCGAGTTCAATCAGGGCGTGGTCGGTCTCGCCCTGGTCCATCGGGACGTAGACGAGCAGGCGGGGCGGGTGCTGGTCGTTCAGGAGAGAGTCGATCTCAAGCCGAAGCTGGAGGAACGAGCCGTCGTAACGGGCTACGGTCGTGTTCGGCAGGGTGAGATCGGCTGCGACAGCCCGGTAGTGCTTCTCGGGGTCGTACCAGACGACGAGAGCGTGGTCGTCCACCTGCTTGGCGATGAGGTCGATCAGGTGTTTGGTGACGACGCCCTGGGACATAACGATGAGCACCCTCTATCTGGATTACTTGACGAACCCCTTCTCACGCAGTTGCTTGCCAATGGATGACCACTCGTACTTGCCGTCCATGAGGTCGTCCCAGTAGGTCTTCGCTTCCTTCCAGGGGACGAGTTCCCGGAGGGGGGCGATGTTCAGGACCACGCCGTCGTTGAGGTCGGGGTCGAGGTGGAGGTTAGCCGCTCTGCGGAGCTTCTCCTCGAAGTCCCGGAGTTCGGAAAGGAACGCATCCTGACGGTCAATGTCTTTATCGAGCTTCTTCGCTCCCTTGGCGGCGGGTCCGAGGGCCGTCTTCTGGGAACGCAACTCGTCGAAGCGGGATTCTTCCCTGCGGATCTTGGGCTCGACGTAGTTGAGGAGGGCTTTGAAGAGGATGTCCTTGTCGAGTCGGTGGTAGTAGATCCAGACGGCATAGTTCTTCTTCGATGACTGGAGCAGCCAGTAGATCGGGGCCTTGCGTCGGCTCTTCGAGTACCGCTTCACGTGGTCATCCCAGAAGCCGCCCGCCCCCGGCTTGCGGAAGTAGTCCCGCAGGTCGGTCACGCCGAGGATCTCGCAGGCTTCCTTCTCGATGGCGTCGGCCCGATCCTTCCAGATCACGTCTAGGACATCCCGTAACCGGCGCACGATGTCGTCGGGATGATCAGCGTCATCGACGAGGATGCCATCGAGATCGACAGTGAGTGAATGGCCCCTGTTGCCTGTGGGTAAGGAAGTACATTCGTCGCTCTGACGCATTGCTGGAGTGTGTGAGCCAAGGCGAGCAAATGGATCATTGTTACAAGCCAACTGATGCTCGCCAGTGACACATTGAATATCCCAGCGACCGAATACGCATCCCATAAGAAGCGATGTCAGGAATTCTGCAATCACTCGATCTGAGATTGCCAGATCGGTAATTGCAGAAAAGTAGCACCCACCAGACGGGCCCCTTCTCCGTCCAAGACGGGCCTCACCAGTGGTGTCGAGAACAGCGTTATCAATTCTCTCAATCTCCGATGCCACATCCCCCTCTAATTGCGCAACAGAACGAGCCCAGTCTCCCCCCTGCTCGAACGCCCGAACTAGAGAGGAGGGATAAACGCATGTGATAGCTCGTTAAGAGAGTCAATTTGGCGAACTCGGCGGTATATCTCTTCCGCAATGGCTCCGAGGCTTGGAAGTCGTTCAGCGTCCATGCAAATGGTATTGAGGTAGCCAGCATATTTGTGCTGACCAGCTACGAGATTGGTGAGCGTCGAGTAATGCGAGGAATTGGCAAGGGCCACGCACTGCCAAGCGTCCTCCATTGAGATGGGAAACAGTGCGTTCCCTTCCTGCGTAATGACCTGCTCCGCAGGCATGGGATAGCAGTACATTTCCCATGTGCGCTTTCCGTAGGCCAGACCGGGTTGCCAATACCGTTCGCTGTTCGGCGTTCTCGCTGTCGGATAAGACATCACCGTTTCAAACGAACCACGATCCGATAGGATCACGAAGTATGTGGGATAATAGAATGGACAGTACGGGCTACCGTTTTGACAAAAGTTCCATTGCCGATCCCTTCCAATAGACTCAGTACGAACCTCCCACCAGCAACGAAATACACGATCCGCATCCGATGCTTTCACGCCGCCTGCGGCCACGAATAGCTGCTCTGAAAGAAGTCTACGTTCCCGAAAAACCCGAAGCGACAGATCAGAGATCTGATAGGCAAATGGATGGTTCTCGATAACTTGAAAATCCGAGAGCTTCCTAGTGCGAAATCGCTCAGATGCGGTAAAGGTCTCCAGCAGAGCCGTAGCTTGATCCTCGACGCCGACGAGAGATGCGAAATCGGTCGCCTCAACCATGCGTGTTGTGAAGACGGCAAGACCAACCTCCACATCCGTTCCGAGAATGCCCCAGCCCAGTTCGACAAATAGCTTAAGGGACCGTGCCTCAAGGATCTTGGTGCGAAACGTGGTGTATGTAGACTGCTGCAACCAAGGCAAATCTCCGATTAATCCGACCATGCCACTTTGAGCGAGCCTGTTCAGCGATTGAAGGATTACACCTACGGTCAAGTTCTCTGCGGCTGAGGAATATTGATTACGAAACCATGTCGCCGTTTCGGTCGTTGCGGACCCGAAGGGAGGGTTCATAAGGATTACGTCGTACCACTTCCGGCAGAGGTCCACAAAGGCGAATCCTCGCTGGGTATCGTCAGCGAATAGCTTTCTCTGAAGCTTCTGCCCGTCATGTGCCTTCCCTGCGTAACTTCGCAGTGCCTCGACAACTTTTGCCTCTGCCTGCTCGAAGAACTGGGAGTCGGTGATCCCCGAGAAGTCAAACCGCCGCTGCTGGACCACGGGTTTGTCGTCGTCGAACAGGGTCCGCTGGATCGAGATGGGGCCTGTCAGCCATTGCATCCTTGCCCCGGCCACTGCGTCTCGTATGTCCTCCTCGATCTTGAGCAGTGAACCTGCTTCTCCCGCCAGCTTCATTTTGTCGAAGATGACCTCGACCAGTTGGCCGAGGAGCTTCGGCTCAAGCTGGCCGACGAACTCCTTGAGCATGGACTGCTCGCCCGGCATCGGCTCGGCGGAGACGATATTCGACCGGGTGATCTTGGGCCGGTTCTTCTTCAGCCCCATCTCCTGATAGGCCCGCTGGCACCGCAGCCACAAGGCAAGGGCGGCAATCTGGGTGCAGCGGAGATCGATGTCGATGCCGTGCAGGTTGTGCGCCAGGATCAGCCGGGGAACTTCTCTTCGGAAGTCGTCGAGGGTTGGGTAATCCCGCTGGAGCGCCGGGCCGAATTCCTTATCTCCGTAGGCTTCCTCGTAGATGGTCAGGAGCAGATCAAAGCAGTACAGGAGGAAGTGCCCGCTGCCACAGGCTGGGTCGAGGATCTTAATTTCTCGGGGGTCCTTCTCGGGTCGGTGCGGGATCGCCGTGATCGCCAGGAGGAGTTGCTTCCGGGAAGCGTCCTCCTGCTGCCCCTCCAGGCACCGGCGACGGATCTCGTTGGCGATGGCGTAGAAGATCTCGTCCCAGTCGCCGTACCCACCAGCGTGACGGTCGGCTCGTGCCTGGCAGAACAGCACGTCGAGCAAGTCCTGGGCTGGGAACTGGGTCAGATCCTCGGTCTCCCGGATCTCCCGCAGCTTTGCCCAGGGCCACCACTCCCCTTCGACCTGATCCTCGAAGGGGTGCCGCTCGTAGCCATCGACCGTGTGGGCGAATTCGACGAGCCGCTGCGTCTCCCCGGCCCGGAAAGGCGGAAACGTCTCCTCAGTTCCGCCGAGGAGCAGGTCCTTCATAGCCCTCACCGGAGAGTCGGGCTCGTCCTCCTTCTCCGAGAAAAAGACCTCACCGGGCCGTCGCACCATGTACCGGCACTCATCCCTGAGCCGTGTGTTCCCTTTCCGCATCTCATACCAGATCCGCCCCAGCGTGTTGTCGGTCAGAAACTCGACTACGTACCGTGGCGTGAAGAACTGGTTGCGGAACGCCAACTCATACGAATTGCGTGGAGCCTGGCTCTCTTTCCGAGCCTGGTCTCGAAGTTCCTTGGGCGTGAAGTACTGGTAAACCCAGCCGATCGTCTCGTCCTCGGACCAGATCCCCTTGAGTTCCTCGCTGTTGAGCAGGTCGAGCAGCTCCTCCAGCACCCGCTGCGGCGGGTACACCCGATTCGCCGGGTCGGTCGGACTGAACAGCACGCCGATCTCCTGTGACAGCGTGCCGCCCAGCCAGTTGAGGAAGTGCCTGTATGCATCCTCCTGGTGCCCGGCGTTGAAGCATTTTTCGTCATCGGGATGGTCAGCGAGGTAGAAGAGAAACCCCTGCGACTTGAGCCCTCGGCTGACCGCCTCCCGGAATCTCTGACCGCCCACGTAAACGTCCCGCACTTCCATCATCTTGTAGGCGCAGAGACGGTTGAGGTGCGTGAAGGCGATCTCCCGGATCAGTTGCTCTAAGGTCTCCTTCCGCTTGTAGCCCAGAGCCTCGATGTGCTTGAAGTGGGCGAGTATGTCCTGACGAGCCTGACGCTCCTCGTCGGAGAGATGTCCGACCGGCACGTCCTCATCGGCTTTCACCTCATCCTTCTTGCCGGTGGCGTAGATGTCATACCGCCCTTGCAACTGCTGAGCGATGGACTCCTCCAGCAGCCTGCGGCACTGGGTCACGACATTTCTCAGCTTGTTGCGGATCGCTTGGTCCATCGTCGCCGTCTCACTCCAGCACGATCTTGACACCCTCAGACAGCAGCGTGAGCAGATGGTCTTGGAACCGCCCGACCGCCTGCTTAACCTGATCCTCAGTTTCCAGCGATCCCGAGAAGAACTCAGCCACCCGCACCCGCTTGACCTTCTTGGGGTCAGTCCAGGTGATCTTCTGGATCTGGGCGACCACCTGGGCGAACAACCCGCCCAGTGCTGCCACATCGGATTCCATCTGGCCCGAAGTCGCCCCGCAGTTCTTGCACGCCAGCGACCCATCGGTCAGATGCGGCTCCGTGCAGCAGCGGGAGTGGAGCGGACCCAGCACCGGCTCCCGCATCGTCTCAGGTACAGCGGTCCATTCTTCACGCCCCTTGATCTTCTCAATCGCAGCCCCAAACTGTTCCGTGCGGTCAGCATGCCGAGCCTCATACAAGGTGCGGAACGCCCCCAGGATCACCTGAGTCGCCGCCTGGATCGAGGATAGCGAGTCGACGAGAGAGTCGGTAGACAAAAGTTCCCTGATCGTCTTAACCCGTGGCTGAAGGTCGGTGTGCCCCTGGGCTTCGAGTTGGTTCCAGACCTCGCCCGATGCTCGCCGGGCGTTGCGCAGGATCAGTAGCCCCTTCTCGTCGAGGCAATCGCCGATCTTGCGAACCCGGTCGTGGGCAGCCTTCAACGAGGAACCGCCGCCCGCCAAGATGGTCACGCAGTCATCCGCAGTTCCCTTCTCGATGGAGGCCAGCGTGTCCTTGTACTCCTCGACGCTGTTCAGCACCGGCAGGCGGTGCGCCTTGACCTGAGCCTCAACTGGTAACACTCGCTTGATCTCTTCGGCGGCGAACCGCTTGAGGGCGTCGGCGATGACAGCTTTGTCCATGTCCACCGTGTCGCCGGTCAGATCCTCGTAACTCTCGACGGCACGTTTCAGGGTAAGCAGGTCGATAGGCTTGACCGGCGTGAACAGTGCCGACTTGAACGCCGTGTTATTGACCAGAGGAGTGCGGGTGTGGGGATCTTGGTAGCTGTCGAACTTCTCACCGGCTTGGGTGATCTCGATCGACCCGGCACGGAAAAGCACCGCCAGGATGAGCCGTAGCATGTCCCGGTCCCAGCCGTAGCCGATGCCGCCAAACTTCCTTTCCAGTGCCTTACCTGTACGAGACTCCTTGTTGCCGTAGCCATGCTCGCCCACGAGGTAATCCAGAACCTCCTTTGCGATGTCAGCAGCCGGGTTCGGCACAAACTTAGCCCCGTCCTTCACGACCAATCCTAGCCCCTGGTCACCGCCATAGAAGAGTGACGGGAGCGCCTTGAGATCAGCCGCCTTGAGGAAGTCCTCTGCCTCAGTCCCTTTGAGCGGTCGAGAACCCATTTCGAGCTTGGGATAGAGGTCGGGAATGGCGAGACCGTAGTGTTTCTTGAGGATCTCGCTCAGGTTCTTGCCCAGACCGGACGCATCACGTGAGACACCTCGGAATAGTCCGGTGCCCCGCTCCATTGCCTCCGTTAGCTTGTCCCGGAGCCGGGATTCGTAGTTCAAGACGGCGGTTTTCTCATCCTGGAGGCAGGTCGCCTCGTCGGCGTTGATCTTGCTCTGCGCCCGCATCTGGTCGTACTTTTCGACCATCTTGCGTGAGGCGAAGGTCTGGGCAACCAAGGCGTCGATGTCGGGGGTCAGGGCGAACACCCAGTAGAGATCGCTATCGTGGCTCTTCTGGCGGCTCTCCTCCCGCATTTCATTGATCTTGCGGGACTGGTCATCGGGCTCGTCGGCGATGCAGAGGGTCAACGGCAAGTCACCATCTTCGAGCGTCACACCTTCAGCCGCCACGCCGATGCGGAAGTTGCGGAGTTCCTTGTGTCTGTACGTCTTGAGCGCTGGTTCGCCGAAAATCTCGCGGAGGACGTTACGGGTAATCTCGTTCCGCTCTCGGGGCCTGGGGTCGAGTTCATTTCGTTCCTTCTCCCAGTCCTTCTCCGGGAGCGTCATCAGCTTCCAGCCGTCCTCGGTCTCTCGGAGGAACTGTGCTTCGTCGAGCTTCTTGACCGCCGCCTGCACGTGCTGCAAAGGGGTGGGTAGCCCCACCCGATCGACGAGGAAGGAGGCGATGTTCGCGTCGGTGCGGGGAAGATCCCGGAGGAATTCCAGGAGGCAAACGGCCTTGGCAACCCGGAGCGCCCAGCCCTGGTCCTCGGGGTCGTCCTTGAAACGCTCGCCGATCTCGTGAATGTCCGAACGTTTCTCGCTGGAGAGGTTGCCCTCGACGAGGTCGTACACCTTGTCGAGCGTGACGAGCGTGCCGACCGGCTTCGTCGCCATTGCCGTCCTGTCGGACACGAGCATCTCGTAGGCTTGCTTGATGATGGTCCGGTTGCTGCCGCCGTAATGCCGGGGCGCTCCCGGTTGGAGCCGAATCCCCGACATGATGCCTATGCAGAGGTCGATGTAGTGCGGCGGGTACGGGTAGAAGTTGACGAAATCCGCCTCGTTGATCTCGGTCTTCCGGGTTGTCCGTTCCAGCCGCAGAGCGGCGTTCAGTTGCCCCTGATTGTCGTTGTAGAGCTTGGTCAGGACCGGAACCGCAGCGTCCTTTTTTGCCAGCACACGCTTCGTTGCCACCTCTCGGATGTCGGAGGGGGCGAGGTCGATCCGGTAGTGAAAACGGTCCTGGAGCTTCGCCAGTTCGACCCGCTTCGAGTCGATGGCAGCGACCACCTCGTCGAGCTTCTCCTGCGAGGTGACGACGATCCAGCAAGGTGCGATCAGCTTGCGGGCTTTCATCAGGTTCTTGCCGACCTTGCCAAACTCTTCGACGGTGGCACGCAGGTCTTCGATCTTGTCCCCGCTGCGGGCAACGTGCTGCCCCACCTCGTCGATGATGAAGACCAAAGCCTTGCCAGGGCGACGACGGCGTGCAAGCTCGAACGTCCGCTCGACGACCTTGCTGACGGTGATGGTGGGCTCACGGCGAGAGTGCGACCACGAATCCGCCGAGGGGTAAGTCGCTGGGTCCAGATGGTGCAGGATGGCGCTGGCACGTGCGACTCGTTGAGCACCTGCCCGGACGATCGTCCACTCCCGCTTGTGGAGGGTCTGGCAGAGTTCCGTGAAGTCCGGTAGCCGCCCCTCGGCTTCGAGTTCGATCTCCAGTTCGGCGATGTCCCATTCCTCGGCGTAGCCAAGCTCCCGGAGGAGGACGGCGTACATCAACTCAGCGATCCGCTCCGTGACCCTTCGGGTGTCCTTCTCCTTGGCGACCTCGAAGAGAATGACCTCGGTCGGGATCTTGGCGTTGATGAGGTCCAGCAGGTTCGCAATGCCTTCGTCGTCCAGTTGGCGCTTGAAGAGCCTCGCAAACTCCTCGCCCATTACTGATGGGTTCTTGAGGGCATAGCCCAGGTTCTTGGCATACGAACTCTTACCCGATCCGAAGAAGCCTGAGATCCAGACCCCTATGCTCTCGTGTGGCTCTGCCGGTGCCTCTGCGATCGCCTTGAGCAGCATGGCATACTGGTCACGGATGCTGTTCGTGGCGACGTACTCGCTCACCTCCGAGTAGACAGACTGCTCGTCAGCTTGGTGAACCTGTATGACCTCTTCGATCCTCTGGGTCAGATCCCTTGATAGCAGTTCGCCGATGGTTTCCATCGTTCACGCCTTTAGCCGTAAATCTTGACCCGATAGTTGCCGATAGCATCCCGGTCCTTGAGATCCATGAACCGCAACCCAGTCGTACCCTCGATGGAGCCGGGATAGAACAGGATCGTGGTGATCTGTGTCTTGCCGTGCATCTCGTCGAGGAGCTTGGACATGAAGTAGATCCCAGGTGCCATCGCCGCTGCCCTAATCAGGAAGGCGATGCACCGCTTTGGGTCGAGCTTTGATAGCCGCTCTGCGAGCATCGTCGCCAGCGGTCTCCAGATGGGGTTTGAGAGGTAAGTTGTGACCTGACGCTGAGCCATCATGTACCCTTGGCTCCGTTCTAGTTCGACGACTTCCTCCATCCCCTCGGTTTCATCGATTGCCCGCCAGAGAAACTCCGACATCGGTATCTGGTGGACTTCTTTCCCGGCAGCCTCCAGCCGAGTCGCCAGCAGCTTGACCTCCCTCCGCAGTTCCCACTCATCGGTCGGGTCATAGCGGAGGATTGCGAACGGCAGGTCGTGGTAGACGCCGATCCGGGCTGGGACCGCTTTGAGATCGCTTTCGAGGAGTTCAATGCGATCTTTGAGCGAGGACATGCGCATACTCCTCAAGAGCCGTGGCGGGGAAGCTCAGCCGGGTGACGCTGCCCGCCGCATGGTACTCCAGGAGACCTCTCTGGTGGGCCTCGAACAAGAGCCGTTCGACACCCTCACGGGGCAGGAAGAACAGCCTCCAGTCAGGATGTTCGACCAGCTTGGCACCAGAAGGCTGGTGCTCCTTGAGGTAGAACATGACGTAGGCGAAGGCTGTCACCGGGACATAAGTCGGTGCGATCCGCTTGTGAACCGCCCCTTGCAGGATTCCGAAGTCCCGCAGGGCTGACATGAGACCCCGAGATACTCGGACGATCGTGTACTCGCTCCATGTCGAAGTCGTTTTGCCTTCCTTGACCCATCGGGCGACGGTCTTCTGAACCTTATCGACGCTGATGTCGCTTAGCCCGCTGGCGATCATCGGGCCGACGATCTCGGTCACGACATCATGCAAGAGCCGGTCGGCTTTGACGGCGTGGAAGTAGAGGATGCGGTCAAGAGCGGAAGCAGGGAGCCGTTCCCTGACCAGCGTGACGAGAGCCCGAATGACCGACGGTTCGGTGAGATAACGTTGCCGGAAGATGCCCGCGATGTCTTCGACCCGAGATCGGGAGGCTTTGCCGAAGATGTTCTCCCGCTGAAGGCGTTGGAGGTTGGGCTTAACCGATTCGCTTGAGTCCAAGTGCGAAAGGAGGGTCTTGGTATCGGGGAGCAGTGCCCCAGCCTTGATGATTCGGGACGTGTAGAGTGGAACATGGTCGGCTCGACTTATGTAACCGAGGTTGGCATCCTGATCCATGTCCAAATCTCGGTGTCGAAGCGATCTGAACCACGGGGCAGCAATCGATATCGAGGGCACCCAACGCATTTTAGCGATCTATTGGGGGGTGTTGACTTACAACCTCAACCATCCTACGATGACCCAAGAGTGAAAGCAAGCAAGCAGGGATCGAAGCTCATGAAGTTTGGCCAGAGAGTACGAGCCTTGCGTCAGGAGAAGGGTCTGAGCCAGCGGGCTTTGGCAGCGAAGCTCAGCGTCAATTTCACCTACCTAAGCAAAATCGAGAACGAGCGGCTCGACTTCGGCGAGTATCCCAGTGAAGACCTGATCTGTCGGATCGCCGTCGCACTCGAAGTGGACCGGGACGAGCTTCTTATCCTTGCCAAGAAGATCCCAGTGGCAATCCGAGAGAGGCTATTCGAGCGACCTGACGTGTTTCGGGCACTAGCCAAGTGCGACGACAAAACGCTCGATAGGCTGCTGACTCACATTGTTCCAGAAACTGAAACCAAGAGATGGACTACCCAGAAGCCACGGTGACGATAAGCTCGGGTTCAGAGTCAGGATCGTGACCTTCCAGTATTTCCCAATTCCTTGGATCGCGATTTCCTTACCGACTTTGAGGTTATGCTCGGTCTTGGAACAACACCCGCTTGACCTGGTTGTGGTTCCACGCCACCCCGGTCCTGGTCGCGTGCCCTGAGCCATTGAGGATCGCCGAGATCTGCCGGTAACTCAGGCCGGATGCCCGCCACGCCCGCGACTCGGGGAGCAGCGCCGCGTACGCGGTCCTCGCTTTCGCCCGCGTGGCCTCGCTCCCCTTCCGGCCTGCCTCTAGCGTAAGGTTCTCTGGCTTTCCTAGCGTCCCGCCACGAGCCTTGTAAGCCGCCAATGCGGCCTTAGTCCGCTCGCTGATCCGCCTGGCCTCGTCCTCGGCCACAGCCGCCAGGATGTGCAGCGTGAGCCGGTTGGCGTGGGGATTATCGCAGCACACGAACTCGATTCGAGACTCCATCAGACCGCTGAGGAAATGCACGTTCCTGGCAAGTCGGTCCAGCTTGGCGATGACCAGGGTCGCCTTGGCTCGCTTGGCGTGGGCGATCGCCTTGGCTAGTTCCGGCCGGTCGGCTCGCTTGCCGGTCTCGATCTCCTGGTAACTTACTATGATCTCGTGAGATCCGGTCCGGGCGTAATTGATCACGCAGGATTGCTGTGCCTC